TTTTTTCTATCATTAGCATCGAGGCTAAGTTGGCCCGCGCAGTGCAAAGACCCACCTACTATGGAAACATAGTAAGTCGACAAGAAGGAGCTGTTATTATGTCCTATAAGTGGCATTCGATTAAGCAGAGAAGTTTTGATGCACAACCTGTGCAATTCTCTGCAGGAAAGATCATTTCCCCTCCAAATGGGGGGAATCGATTTGATCCTTCCTCGATTGTCGCGAAAGGGAAGCAGATTACTGCTTCGTTCAGGCATAGGCGCTTTCCTGACGGAAAGTACCATTCCGGTGGACCGTTTTATACGGCCTACAACAAACCTGGTACTCCTACCAGGAATGTTAAGATCAAGGACCGACTACATAATCCTCCTTGGTATGAATACCAAGGAAATGTAGTTCAACCCTTGAACTTCGGCGACAGTTACGGTTTCTCTTCTTACCTATATAATCAAGATGATTCTCATCTTGACAAATATGGCGCGGAAGCGATCGCAATTGTTGACCCAACGAACCCCAACGCCAATACTGGCGTTGCTCTTGGCGAGTTGATACTGGATAGAAAAATCAGTCTACCAGTTCTCCAAGCCTGGAAACGACGTACGGAAATAGCTAAAGCTGCGGGTTCAGAGTATCTGAGCGCTCAGTTCGGCTGGCTCCCTCTGATCAATGATATTCAAAACACTGTTCAGAGTATCCGTGACGCCACGACGATCATGAACAATTATGAAAGTCTTGACGGTCAGGAAGTACATCGTGAGTTCGAATTCGAACCCATAATAACCGACGATGTGAAACAGGTCGGTACGAACCTGCATTGTATTTATACCAATACGGGTTCTAACGTACCGGGCTTCGCATCGCAGACGGGGAGCGAACAGTCGAGGCATACGAAATCCACCACTCGTAGGTGGTTTTCTGGAACCTTTATCCATTACCCTCAGAAAGTGTCTCCACTTGCTGAACGGTTTGGTGTTGGTTCTGAGGCCGATAAGCTTTTCGGCATCACCTTGACCCCAGATGTTCTCTGGGACCTCGCACCCTGGAGCTGGGCCATTGACTGGTTCTCGAACACTCAAGAGGTTCTTACGAACCTCACGAATTTCGAGATCAGCGGCCTGATTATGAAGTACGGTTTCATAATGGAAGAAAAATCCACGACTGAAACCCTCTTCATGCCCTCCACCGGTTTATCCGGTGTCTCTGGGCCGCCTCCTAATATCGTAAACGCTTCATGCGTAAAGCGACGTAAGGAAGCGAATCCCTTCGGGTTTGGCGTTGGTTGGGAGGGTTTAAGTCCCACCCAGCTCGCCATAACTGCAGCACTCGGGATCACTCGTTTGCTGTAGCAATTGCATTGCTAACCATCAAACTCGCAATCCTTTGCGAGAGTTAAAGGAGCACGCCATATGGCATTCTCAGATCCACAAAAAGTCAAAGTCGACGGTAGTACCGAAGTGACGCTTCCTCGAGTAAATTCGGGGAACTTCGCCTCTCAGTACGAGTCGGCTGACTCTCTGATCAACTTGAAGATTTCGACGGCTAATGGCCGCCGGAAACGACATGTTGCTCGGATAGATCTGTCGAAGATCATCGCTAGTACCCTCAACCCATCACAGAATGAAGAAGCTTCTGCTTCTGCATATATTGTGGTGGATCGCCCCCTTTCGGGGTATTCGAATGCCGAACTGAAGAAACTGGTTGAAGGCCTTGTTGGCTTTCTCTCAGCTTCGTCTTATTCGGCTACGGAAAAGTTGCTTGGAAGTGAGTCCTAATAAGGACTTACCGCCCTGCATCTGCGATCATCGCTTTGGCTGGATGTCTGGACTTCACGATTTATTTCGTGTTGCACAGCATCTTGTCATAGCTAATGGACGAAGGGAGATGATCAGAGAAATGTCGAAAAACGACTATAATTTCTCTGTCCTCTTGGTTCTGCTTGTCGTAATACTTGGTATTACTGGCATAGCAGCCCTTGGGGCTTTGATGATGTTCATGACTGCGTTTATGTAAACGCAGTTGCCATGGATGTCGAGAGCCGTCTGGCTTAGGAATAACACCTCTATTTAAGGAGGGCTATTGAAAAGCCTAACGTTGCTCTGGGAAGTGATGGCAAAGGAATTTGCCATCCGATGTTGCACTAGCGCCACCAAGGACATTGAGACCGTCCTTGGTCGAACTAAACACGAGGGGATATCGTTTCTCACGATTTCCCTACCTTCCTTCGGAAAAGACTTCCAAAAAAGTCTTGACCAAGGGATTGTTGATCACAACTCTTTCCAAGGTTTTTCTTGGAGAGCAGGTCTCCCCCGATTTCTCGGAGGTTTCCTTGATCGTGTGTTTAGTCGCGATAGTGGCGTGTTAATCGATGAGCCATGTGTGGAGGCAATTCTTGCCATTAGACAATTGACTTTGATCTATAGCAAGATCTTGCTCCCATGCTCACCAGCACGGGAAAGAGATGCCATGCGTGGTTATATCGATTGTGATAGAGAGGTTAAGGAAAGTGACGCGATGTTGGATTCATCAGATTTTGATGACTTCCACCGCGTCTCTAACCTTTTGTTTAGTAATGTGTTTTCATCGTTAGATAAGTTAATCTATGACGAAGACGTCGTTCCTAAACACGGCCCGGGTTCAACCGCTGATAAACTAATGGGTAACCAAAAGTTTAAAAGCGATTGCTGGACCGACCGGTTACAAGAAGTTTTCTCGGTTGAGAATTTCTTGGTTCCAAATGCACGTTATGCGCATGAGGACCAGTTTACCTTTCTAGAACCTGGTGCTGAGCAACCCGTTAGGGTTATATCAGTTCCTAAGACGCTAAAAACCCCTCGGATCATTGCAATTGAGCCGTCTTATGTGCAGTACGCACAACAGGCGATTCTTGAGCCTCTGATCCAGTTGCTTGAGAGTGATTCTATTCTCAAGTCTCTTCTCGGCTTTACCGACCAGGTCCCTAACCAGGAACTGGCCAGAATTGGCTCTGAAGATGGTCTTACGGCCTCACTCGACTTGAGTGAGGCGTCAGACAGGGTTTCTAATCAGCTTGTTCGTAAAATGGTTTCAAATTTCCCTTCATTGCTTAAAGGGTTAGATGCTACCAGATCTCGAAAGGCTGATGTACCTGGTTTTGGCGTTATACGCCTGGCCAAGTACGCCTCTATGGGTTCTGCTCTTTGCTTTCCGATTGAGGCCATGGTCTTTTTGACCTTGATCTTTCTTGGAATAGAGAAAGAGCATAACACGCGCTTTACCAAGAAGGAGCAATTTTGTTCCTATCTTGGCCGGGTGCGAGTCTACGGTGACGACTTGATTGTCCCCGTAGATTTTGTGGAATCCGTGAATCTCACTCTTGAGCATTTTGGTGCTCGAGTTGGTGAGACCAAGTCTTTCTGGATTGGAAAATTCAGAGAGTCTTGTGGAAAGGAGTACTACAACGGACATGACGTAAGCATTGTCAAGTTCCGGCGTAGTTTTCCTACCTCACGGTCAGACGCTCAGGGTTGTATATCTTTAGTTTCTTTTCGCAATCAGCTCTATCGAGCGGGTTGCTGGGAAACTGTTAGATATATAGACTCTCTGATCTGGAAGATATTTAAATATTTTCCAGTAGTCGAAGAGTCGAGCCCTGTGCTTGGCCGACATTCCTTTCTCTCCTATAGGAGCGAGAGAGAATGCTCGCAGCTACATCGACCTTTGGTTAAAGGTTATGTAGTTGAATCGCTCATCCCAAAGAATTCTCTAACGGATGAGGGTGCCTTGCTCAAGTATTTCCTTAAGCGCGGCGGACAGCCATCCGTCGACAGGAGGCACTTGGAGCGTTCTGGACGCCCCTTGGCCGTCGACATCAAGCCGAGGTGGGCCCCTCCGTATTAGTACGGAGGGCACTCTCCACATAAGGAGAGAGGGGGATACAATTCCGTGTGTTGTTAGTTATTCACACGGGCAATGTAATCCAACAAGGTAGCGAGGATTCTCACCTCTACTACCGGGGATGCACTTGGCAGTGCA